CACGATGAAACCCACCAAACTGTTTTGTCATTCCATATTGAATCCAATTCACATCAGAAGATTTTATTATCTTAGCATTTTGTTGATCAAACAAAAATTTCTGCTTACAAACCTTATCAACAGGAGCTCCAAAAGTGGTTCTTAACTTACGACGCGCCAAATCAGCACGGGTAAGGAACTCATCTTTTGAATTAACTGTATCTAAAGGAACATAATTCAACCGTCTAACAAGGTCTTTAAAAATATCGGAATCAAGAGCAGATCCCTTATCTCTAAAGCCATATTTTGTATAAGGATAACCAGCTGACGCTGACATATTAAACTCAGACAATCGCTTAGGATCAATATCAAGTATCACAGATAAATCACCTTTCAACATTTGCCACGCTAATTCCATAGCATGGGAATGGAAAGGATCATGTATACTAGGAGAAATACAAGGTACATCACATTTAGCAATCGAAGCTTTCAAGTCAGCAAGAACTGGTCTCACCCTCTCACAATCAGAACGGGAAAAAACAGGAGAACAATCAACAACATTTTCATCAACAAATGCTGCAAAAATAGGACACATTTTGACCGAAAAATTCGGTCCATTAACGGCTACTGGAACACTCCTACTCGGGAGAAATCCAACGGGCACCAGATATTTGAACTCTGATGCAGGAAGAGGTTCGAGGCTATAGTAGCCAGTCCCCAAACCACCTCCCAAGTCAGAGAGGAGTCACTGGTGTTTAGTAATCCACTGCACAAGCAGTGAATTAATAATTAACCACCGGTTTCCTTTAAATTCACCGTTAGTACCAACATGGATACCCATAGGTCCCTGCGCACAATGAACAGGCGATCCACAATCACCTGGACGGGAGTCTGCAAAATACGTAGACTCACCGTCAGCATTAGAAGGAGGAAGAAACCTCTGGGTACTCGAGGCAAACATCTTACCAGAACGCTCAACAAACACGGTCCCTGATGAAGGGAGCTCATACTGATTGAGTATACAAGGAGTAAGATGGGGCAAAAGAGAGACAAGCTTAGGAGCTTTACTAAGATCATAGAAAGCCAAATCAACTCTATCATGGGCCACAAAAGATGATACAGGAATATCATACTTCAGGCCTTTAACATGAAGAGTTAAACATGAACGCCTATCCTTCTTCGCAGAAATAACAAAATGATTAGGGATCACAATATAAGGCTTTTGAGAGTTCTTCTCACCCAATTTCCAAATGGAAAACCAACCTAATTCATCCTCACCAGAGAAAACTTTCGCTTGCTTTGCTACTCGCTCATCAT